GCAACACTCCATAGGCACCAAACATTACCAATAAAACCACTATCACTATAAACCCGCCACTTACTTTCATAGCACCCTCCTTGAAGTAGATTAGTTTACAATCATTATTTCAGATATCCACAGCGCCGTCAAACGTGATTTCACTCTACCATATTTAAAGGGGCTAGGACACCCGCCAGGCCCCCGGTTGGGTTATTTTCACTTATCGCTTTCACCTACCAAAGGCTCAGATACATTTCAACAGAAGTTCATTGATTACCGATTGAAGAAAGTCTCACTGTAATATCCCTTGACAAGATACCCTGATAGAGATAGTGATTTAGCATATTTCGGATCTTGAACGTATCGTATGTACTTTTGAACAGCTGTAACCACGGGAGGGATTATGGTCTGATCATCTAAAGCCCTGTTTCTCGAAATGAGAGATAGTGCTTTTATGTTATGGGGGAGGTTAACCTTTTATCTTTATACGGGTAATTTGTAATACGGTATTTCTGTTTTTAATATTTTTAACATTTAACGATCTAAGATACTTTAATGAGAAAATACTTAAAAGGAAATTCAATGAAGCCCTTGGTGCTCACAGCTGTTTGTGTTTGCTTTTTGGTCGGATGCACTACCGCTGTGCCTCGCAGGCCTTCGAGTGTTGGAGCTATTCCCACTGAGGCTGAGAAGACCATCACGGTTAACATCGATTCCATACCGTCAGGCGCTGATGTCTACGCAATCGAGGCGGACGGGCTCCTCGGAGCCAAAATTGGCACAACGCCGATGGTCTACACGTGCGGAATAGCGGGTCGGTACAAAATCTGGGATGATACTAAAGAAAGAGTGAGCGGGTACAATCACGACAGGAACTGGTTTGTTTTTGGCAAGGGAGCACGATGGCGACTCCACCAACAAGATCTCGACGAACTGCTCTTGCATGTGGCCTTATCCAAGGATGGCCATTCGCTTGGCGTTGTCTCTAAGAGGATTCTCCTCCAACGGCGCGCCATGAAGGACTACGAGCGTTTCCTGACGGTCCCACTCAAGTCCATTGAACAGGTGAATAAGGAACTGGAGTTGGCTATTCAGCGGGAGTTGGCTATTCAGCGGGAGAAGGCTGGCAGTCAGCAGAACATCAACGTGATCCAGCAGAAGGATGGCCTCGATACCGTGAACAGTGGCTTAGACGCACTCATCAAACTCCGGGGGCTGGGCGCGTTCCGGTGACACCTACGCCCGTTCCCGGTCGTTACCCCACAAATATTCGACTCTCAATCCTGCGCCCGGATTTTGTGTGGATAGGTGTTGCGGAACAACGTGGAGTAATACTTATCCATGGTTTTGCGGGGATATGTGTCGTGTAGATGGACGGAGGGTGTTTTTCCCTTCGTGCAACGGAACGACACTTGTCCCCGTGTCTGTTTTTGGGGTGGTGGTTTTCCTGGGGAGCCCCTTGGGGGCGGATGGGCGGATGGTTTATTGCTCGCATCTTTTCGCGTGCAATGAACGATCCGATGGGTGGCGGGGGGATAATATATAAAGCGGCGGCATATTATTACAACAGCACCGCAAGAGCACAGGGCAAAGGGTAACATAAAGCACTTTATGTTTAGCGAGGTCCGGGAATCTGGGGGGCAGGAAGCTTGCATTTTATAGCAAGCTGCATGACCACCAGACGAGTCTTATAATGGCCATTATGGGACTCGCCGGACAGAGCGACCTTTGCCCCGAAGTCAAACGCAAGAAGTAACGCAAGAGATGGAACCCGCCGCCACCGCAAGGGTACTTAATATAGCACCGAGGGCAGGAGTTTCTGCATGCCGTGTGACGGGGCGTTTTCCGGCACGCGAGATGCATTCCATGCTCGCCCTGGGTGCGAACTATCCATGCAAGGCGCGTGACAGAGTCTTTGTTTCTGGCGCGGGCCTTGCTACTAATGCATATTCGTGTGACAGAGCATTATTCTGGCGCACGATATGCTTCCTTACAGTGAGTTCGCCTACCAACTGTTCAAAATCATTTCAGGAGAAAATTGACTATTACCCTTTGAAAGTCTCACTGTAATATTCCTTGACAAGATATCATAATGGAGCTATGAGCTTGATAGGGTTTTGATCTTCAACATACCGTGCTTCTGAAAAGCTGTACCCTGAGGTGGGGGTATGGTGTGATCATCCGAAGCCCTGTTTCTCAAAATGAGAGATAGGGCTTTTGTTTTTGTATTCCGACTTGAGGCCTATAGGGGAAAAAGAAAGGAGGCGATAGCATTTTGGATGTATTTCTGAAGAAAACAAAAAATATAATTCCCTGGATAATGTTGATTTCAATCGTTCCGCTCTTCGGAAGTCTAGCGCTACGTTTGCGTCTGAGAAAAAAGAAATCGTAAATAATCAATAAAGTATCAAGCAAGGTGTAACCTATTCTAAGAATTCAAAGTCGTCACAAGAGAAAGGAGTAAATGAATGAAAACCTTTTTAAAACCAATATCTTTGATTTTGGTGATAGTATTTATGGGTTGTGCAACAATTATTGGTGACAAAACCCAGCTCATGCCGATAAATAGTGCCCCTGATAGTGCAACAATTCTTATAACAGATGAAAAGGGTACACAAGTATTTAGAGGACAAACGCCTACATCTGTGACATTACAAAAAAGTGATGGTAGTTATTGGGGAGGGAAAGATTATACCGTTCGAATTTCCAAAGAAGGTTATGATGCACAGACAATAGCTGTTACGTCCAGTCCCAATGGTTGGTACATTGCGGGCAATTTACTTTTTGGCGGTTTAATTGGTTGGTTTATAGTCGATCCATTGAATGGTGGTATGTACAATTTGAGCCCGGAACAAATTACTGCATCATTAGGAGAAAAATCAGCTTATAATAACGATTTTTCAAATGGCTCTATTTCGATAGTTTTAATCGAGAATGTACCTCGACAGCTTAGAGATAAGATGATTAGAATAAATTAAATTAGATTTCAAAATAACTTTAACCAAGGAGCAAATAAATGAAAAGAATTGCACTTATGGTGATAGGTGTAATGATGTTAACTGCATGTTCGACGATGCAACCACCACGTTACGCAATATCAGTAGACAATATCCAAACATTAAAAAGTTATAAAGGTTTTAAAGCTGAGGTTGTTTCTCTTAATCAATCTGCAAATTTTAGCTCCAATTGCAGATTAATGGGGCCAATAGAACCCGCAGATGGACTAACAATGTCTCAGTTCATTTCTAAAGCATTTAATGACGAGTTTAAAATGGCAGAGTTATATTCCACAAACGGAATTAAAATAACTGGAGATATTACTAAAATAGAATTCTCGTCTATAACTGGTCTAACGAATGGCTACTGGGATATAGGTTTAAAACTGGACTCTTCAAACGGGCAAAGCCTTACAGTAAATAATAAATACACATTTAAAAGTGGATTTGACGCAATAACTGCATGCAATGCGACTGCTGATGCTTTATCGCCTGCCGTTCAAGATCTAATAACAGCAACGATTCACCATCCTAGGTTTATCAAGCTGTTAAAATAAAGCTAACAAGGCAAACGCACTCGGACGGGAAAAGGTTGCGCTTGCTTCTTGCTCTGCCTTTTGCTGCCGGTGATTTGCGATGTTAGTGGTTACCGCTCTAGGTTCCCATATGTCTTGACCTATAAAAGTCGCTTCTGGGGCATCCTCGCGCGTCGTGTAGCGTTTTCTGATTCTTCGACAAGCCCCAGGTCGACCGTCTCCGGAGAGAGGTCAACAATCTTTCGATTGCCACCAGCACCCGGGAAACGAACGGCCCAGGGGATTTTTTATAAGGCCGGGAATGCCCTTGAACACTCCCGGCCAATTGGCGCCAATGGCGAACGGATGCAAAAACCATCAGCGCCCGGCAGGTGAATCAGTTCTGCCCCGTTGGTACTCGCAAAAAAGAACTCATTCCTTTACTGAAGAAACCTCCATATGTTATTCAGATGTAATAAATAATAAGGGGGGTATAAAATTATGAAACTAAGCAGATTGATCAAATGTAAAAATTGTGGACACGAAATCGGCATTGACTCCAACGCGTGTCCAAGATGTGGTTCATGGAATTGGTCATGGATTAACGTGACAGGAGTTATTATTATTGTTCTTCTAATACTATTCGTGGTGTGGGTACTGTTTTGAAAGGAGATAGTAAATGAAAAAAGCTGCTTATTTCCTAATAGGATTAGTATTACTTGTGGGCTGTGCAACCAACATGCAAATGGTCGATCGACAAGTGGGTGCGGATCAACCCCCGGCATACAAAGAAGGATATATGGCGGGGTGCAATAGCGGATATGTTGCGGCGGGTCACCCTTATTATAAATTCACGAAAGATGTTTCCAGATATCAGGATGACTCCCTCTATAAGCAGGGATGGAATGATGGCTATGGTGTTTGCAAGGGTCAATACGATGCTATCAGACCGCCAAGGAGGTATTAAATAGCTGAAAGGAGTAGATAATGAAAAAACAGGCTATGTCATTTTCTCTCAAGGGAAGCTGGAACGACAAAGCCACACTCTCCATACCTTGCCCCGAGTGTGGATATAAGACCAAGCAGATCATCTCCAAACTTCAGAAAACAAAATCCTTTGTCTGTGGTGGATGCGGAAAAACTGTCATCATCGAGGGTGATGACCTCGCTGCTCTTGAAGAGTTCAAGAAGTCTATCCTTCAATTCAAGTAGTAAGTCCGGGGCGTTTTCCATACCTCCGTTAATCATCTCAATAGCACCTTTCGTTTTCTGCGAAAGTCTAAGCTCTATCCTTGTCCCCTGCACAACAAGTCCCCCTTATCTCAAGGTGTCCCTTATCCTCTTTGCTCTCTCGCTCGTAACACATGTCAAGCACGGCGCGAGGCCCCCATCTAATATCCCCTTGTGTGTTCTGCATCCAACATCCGACTTTGGTGTTGTATAGCCCGTATCACTTCATAGCTTCTCCTTTCAAAATGCCATCTCCGCTAGGATTTCAGCTTTCGTTTTTCCTGCATACGCTGACTCTTTGCGCCTCGCCTCCGGATTCATCGCCATCAATGCGGTAGCGTTTAAGGTTGCCATCAGGGGATCGATCTTCCCGGTCCCACTTGCCTGCTTCGTGATTGAGATAGCGTTTCCCCGTGGCTCAACCCTCGCGTTTCCCACGCACCACGTCATAAGCGGTTGCCCTCCGTGGATAATAGCCTTTTCAGCAACCCGTCTTTCAAGGGTCTTAATAGCGCCATTCAACCGCCACCCCTGCGGGATTCCGACAACACGATCATGTTCAATACCCCTCGCCTGTACCTCGTCAACAATGTCACCAATTCCAACAGGGTCAACCCCGAGCCGGTCAAGCAGGCCCGCTTCTTCACATCTCATCACGATGTCCCCGACTTGCTGAACGTCCTGGCCGATCTCATCGACAATGATCAGATCGCCGTCCTTCTCGAAATCTCTGTACTTCGGAGCCTCTGATTTTCTGCGTTCCAATGCCAACGGATGAGCCCACGCCCTTGTAAACAGCAACCAGTCCCTTGTCCCCGTGTCCCTGCCGATAACGGCAAGCCCCAAAAGGTCATCAAGGCCACCACCATCAATCCCGATCACGACAACCTCAGACCGTTCAAGGATCATTTCAAGCGTGACTTTACCCGCCGCCGCTTCCCAGAAGTCCGCCCCGGCCCATCGTCGAGACTTCAGGGACATCCCCATTTCAACATTCAGGTGTTTGGCAAGGAATCCCTGCATCGATTCATGCCCCGCCTCTTTCGCTTTTTTATACTCGCGCAGAATAAATGCCTCATCCACGGAGGCACCAAGGTTCGGGTTCGTGATATACCAGTGCTTCGGGTCCAGGTGTTTTTTCTTGGCAAGGATAGCCTTGGGAAATTCATAGAGGATGGGAAGAAAACTCTTGTCATCAATCCGCCCGTCACGTACCCCCCTGGCATAGTCTAGTTTCTGCTTGAATATACCCGCCGGTGCTTCGTCTGACTGCGTGGTGAGCCATATAACAAACCCCTCTGGTCTGGATGCAAGACCGCCGCAGGCTTCACGGAGCATATTCTCTGCATTGTTCCGCTTACCGAACAGCCACGCCTCATCAATCAGAATACCCGTGGCCTTTTTACCGCCCACCGTTTCGTTATCTGCGGCCACCACTTTGAGAACGGCACCTGTTCCCCTGTGCGTGATTTGCCTGTAGTGTTCCTGAACGTGCATCAAGTCTGATAGCTCTTCATCGGCCTTCACCATGTCCCTGGCAGGATAAAAGGAGTTGTTTGCTATCTCTACCGTGGGGGCAAGAATCAGGAATTCGGCAGATTCTCGCCAGTTCCGAATCAAGGCTGTCATCATGATCCCAGCAGAGCTGGTACTCTTGGAATTCTTTTTGCTGATAAGTAGGAAAAACTCAGAGATAAGTCTCCGGCCTTCCGCCACATCATAAGCCCCAAAAATTGAACCGACAAAATCAAACAGCCACTTCCGGCCAGCTTCCCCAAGTGTCGGACGGTTCAGGACATCCACAAGGCGAAGCTCTTTGAAAACGGCAAGGGCGCTTGCTGCCTCACCGGGAAACAGCGGGGGCATGGTGATTAGACTTTCGCCGGATAGAACGCG